GTTGGTGCCGTTGCGCTTGGCGCGAAACTCAAAGTTTCCGCTTTCAAGTTTCTTCATGCCGAAGACCTTGGAAAACGGTTCCTTACGATTGCAGCTTTCGTAATGCGCTTTTAATTCAGCGTGCAGCTTGCCAGCTTCGTCCTTTGGCATTTCCCATGATATTGAGTAAGACGCGCCGGAAGCACTCGGGGCGCATTCCTCAGACTGTTTTTGAGCTGTGTTAAAACGATAAGTGCCGTTTAATTTGGGATACTTAAATTCCACGTTTCGGATCATCGTCGGTTTAAAGTCAGCATTAGCCATGTTTTCTCTCCTAGTTTTAAAATTCGGCTGCATCCAATTGCATCCATCTTGGTAGTACAACCACATTGGTTGTTTCTGACCAACCAGTATCCCATCGCTGGGCCTCGTTGGCTTTGGCAATCTTGTCTAGGGTTTCGTGCATCTTCTGCTTGCCCCAAGCAAGATATTCGGGTGATAGAATGTTGGTTGATACGGAGTACGGTGCCGACTTTTCAACATTTACGAACACAAATTGTTCAACTGGGTAGCCTGCGCAGACCATCGTATGAAGATAGAAGGCTGCTTGGATAGCGTAATTATATGAAACCATGTCCTTACTTACGCCTTTTGGTGAAGCGTCCTGACACGTTTTGAGGTCATATATTACGCCCTTGGCATCCCAATAGCTGTCTGGGCGGCACTTGATCTTTAGCCCGGTTGTCGGGTCAGTGGCAAAGAAGCTGGCCTCGTTGACCGTTGTGTCGCCCGCCATGCGCTGGCCTGCCGGATGGAAGAGCACGCTGTCGGCGACATTCCGCGCAAGGTCATAGTCGCTGGCGGTCAGCAGAGTTTCGCCGTTTGCCTGCGACTCTTCATATAGATCGGTCCAAGCCTTGCCCCGCCGGGTATCTGGCCCGCGCAACATGCTCTTGCCATCCTCTAGCACCATCGCATGCACGCAGGTTCCAATGTCAAACACTGTGCTGGACTTGTAGACCTTGGACTTCCAGTGAGCCAGCGACTTGCTGTGAACCATCTTCACGTCACTTGAGCTAATCGCGTCCGTGGCGTGATACTCAGCGTTGGTCATTTTATCTGCGATTATCATTGTGTTGCCTCCCTAGCAATAACATCTTTAAATTCTGAAATAGGAATATGCGTGACGGGTTCCACGTCTTGCCAATCGCCTCTATCCTTGCGCCCACCAACCTTGACCTTCCAATCATCGTTGGTCATCTGCACCCAGCCCATGCTGTCGGCCCACTGCACAAGTAAAATGCAGTTTATCCCAATATTGCCATACCCAGCCGCCGCGACCAACTTTGACATTGAAATCATGTAGGTTGGATATGTGTGCTTATTATTCTTCCGGCACTTGACCTCAACCAGCGCCGTGATGAATCCATTTCTGGTAAGCGCAAAATCCATTTTGTATTGTACGGGAAGTTTGATGAAATCAACTTCACCGCCAAAACTTCTGATAAACTTCTGAACGGCCAGCGTCTCTGCGCTGCGGTCTTCAGCGTTTTCATACGTTGGCCTATTCATCCCAATTTCTCCCTGACAATAAAACAGAACGTCTCCAAGTCTGTTTCGATTAAACCCTGCCCGCCGTCCATTACGGTTGACAATGGTATTACACAGCGATTTTGCTTGCGATCATATTTGTAGATCAGGCAGGGTATTTTGCCCTCACGCTTCGCTGCAACTTCGACTTGCGCCCACCATGCCGGTGAACCGCCGATTGGCCCATCCTTGTACCGTTTCAGCTCAAGCGTGAACGGAAAGTCTGGATCGTCGGCTATAAGGTCGGCGTGAGCGCCTGCCCGATATTGCTCAAGGTCGCGCTTAAAACCTATGCCAAGCTCATCAAAAAGCATCTTGGCAATTTCTCGCTCATAGCTTGCGCCCTTATTGCGACCATTGACCATTAGTCAGCCTGCGGTTGCTGAACCTCGACACCCAACTCAGCGGCCTTAGCCACCGCCGAAGAGCGCACAAAGGCTGCGAAAGACAGGCCGGTCTTGCGAGATGCCAGCGCCAGCGCTTGCTGCTGTGCCGTGGTAAATCCGATTGTTTGTTTGTGATCCATGTCACCCTCCATTTGATACTCAATCGTCTTAACGTGCAATTAATACTGGCACAACCCCAAATAAGTGCTTGCGCATACCTTTTTGGTATGCTATACAATATGAGTAACTAGGAAACGGGAGAAACGAACATGACAATCGCAACTTTTAAAATTGAAAATGCAAAGCACAGATACGATGTAGAGGTTTCTGTTTATAAGGACGGCAAATATCATACTAGCGATGGAATAGATGTATGGGCCAACAACCGCACACAAGCTGCATCAATGGTAAAAAAAGCTGGATATGACGTTAGATCAGTAAATATGCATGGATAAAATAAAACCGGGGAGCTTCGGCTCCCCACCAACCGGGAGAAACGAACATGACACTTGATGATAAAAAATTTGTAATGGACACAACAATGCTTGAAGCATCAGTTGACCAAGGCATAGACCTTTCTGACCTTAAAGTTGTTTATCAAAAAACAAAGGGTGCTTGGTTTGTAGCCAGAATTAGCACTGGCCGTGGCATAGCAAGAGTTCTTGACAGCGAATTTTAATCAACCGGGGGGCTTCGGCTCCCCACCAACCGGGAGAAATAAAATGGAAAATACAATTTACAATGTTGATGCTCACATCTTCAGCATAAAAACATCGGCCCCAGTGCGCCGCTTTACAATTTCGCAAATATTAAAAAAGATTGGCTGCAAACATCTCAGCCTTGAAAAAGTCTTAACTGATGGCGGCAATTACTTTTTGTTTACTTATGACACGCATCCAAACTTGGAGGGCGAAGACCGCCCAGAGTGGGCAGATTGGGCGCAGCACAGCGTCAACGTGCATCAGCTTAATCATATCTCAATTAATGATTGGGTGTCGGAAGGCTCTGAGATTGCTAATGCTATGAAGGCGACAGCCTAATCAACCGGGGGGCTTCGGCTCCCCACAACCGGGAGAAATAAAATGACAACGATCACACTCGAAACATGGAAAGATAAAAAACGCAGCGAGCTGATGAGTCAGCAAATGGAGATGGCCTACGAGCTTGCGAATATCTCGGTCCAGATAAAAAAGCTCCGCGAGGAGCCGCCGGTGCCGGAGGGATCGGTCCCGCTGTCAATGATCGAGCCGCTTATAAACGAAACAGTAGAACGGCTCATGCTGCTATCAAAGCCCAAGCGCGTCACGATCAAGCTTATACTCGACTCAATAGGGTGCCAAAACCTCGTGCTTGTGCGGTGGATGCGGCACGAAAAGCCAAGACGCGGGCCGCGCGCGCTATCCTTCCGCTTCATCTACCTAAAGGAAAAACCGGAGCGCAAATTCATCAGCCAATACTGCGTGGAACACAAAATGGTCGACGCGGATATTGTACACTTCCTTGACGTCGACCACCGAAGACTTAAAAACCTTACGCTTGAGCAGTGGGTACAGAATGGCTTGGCGCTCATAGAGCATGTCTCGCTCCGACGCGATCTTTCAAGTGCTATCGAGAATGTGTCGCCAAGCGAGACGCCGTTTATGACTGAGGGCCGGGACGTGAACCCGACCGAGTGGAAGGAATAATAACAATGAAACATAAATTTGAAATTACAGGCGAAATTGTATTTATCATTGCGCTATTCGCCGTGCCATTGTTGGCGAAGGGAGCAATGTAAAATGGAACACTGGATTGATTGCCCAGAATGCGACGGGGATGGCACCGTTGAGCGTGAAATCTTTATTTCACAATCTATGAATAATCCTTACGGCTTTCCCGACACTGAAAGCAGAGAGTGCAGAAATTGCGCGGGTGTTGGTAAGATTGAACCGCTGGAGGACGACGAATGAGTAAGACATCCGACGCTACAATAGACCTTCTCATCAGGTGTGCTGAGATGAACATGTGCCAATCCGAAATTGCACAATTGCTTTGCATTTCCGACTCAACGGTTCACAGCATCACACAAAAATTAGGAATAACTTTGGCTAGAAAGGTCAGAAATGGAGAAAATACTGAAGTACATACAGAGGCTGGAGAGGGTAAATCTGATAATGATGAGAGAGCCGAACACATTGCAGATGCCAAATTTGCAGCAGAGGCTAGAGGAGCAGTGCGCGCTGCTAGAGAGGCTAAAATCCGCTTTGACCGATCTCCCGAGGGCAGATTAGAAGCAAGCCTCAAGGGCGTCACCGACAAGCATAAGCGCTACGAGATAACTTACGGCCACTGCATTCTTGAATTTGAACGGTTGCAATATAAGCTGAAAAATCGTGGGCCACTTCCATCAAGGGAACCGAGGCAAAGCACCATGCACAAGGGCGCGCTTGAAATAGCTCAGAGGCGCAAGGAGTATGGCGTAGAGCAAGGCAAGCGACTTTTTAACATGCTTGGCTATGAGCAGCGCGTTACTGTTGCAGACGCCGCTGAGTTGCTAGGTGATAGCGTGCCACGCACGGCCAGTTATCTGAAGAAATTGTTTGAAGCTGAGAAGATACACCGGGTGCGCGACCTTGTGGTGATTGGTGGTCAGCCCAAGAAGCAATGGCGCTGGGTGTTCTGCAAGAGCGACATTGAGCCGTTTCACTATGGGTTTGAGGATGGCTTATGACCTACTGGGCAGCACTAATCCTGACTTACACCGTGACATCTGGCGTGACTTCTTATGAGGCCACGTCAACTGTGTACTTCAAAGACATGCAAGCCTGCTCCGTTGCCAGCGATGTAATCTATCCCGTTATCCTTGCACAATCACGGGACAGCATGGCGAAGTG